TATCATAAGCACACTCGACGCCTATGAAGGGGTTCCCCACCTGTACACGCGTCAAACCATCGACTTCAACGGAGAGGACTGTTATATCTACGAATACAACGGCCGGGACCCCGGGGGCGAACGCCTCGAAACCTGGGCCGCTTAAGACCGCCCTTGAGCGGATGATGAAGGACGCCGAGACCTGTAAGAAGGCAACTGCGGACAATCCTTGCAAGTACGGGTTCGTTGACGCCAAAAGCGAAATCTGGACCGACTACAGCGCTCCGTGTCACGCCAGCTTGGCTCGGTACGGTGACGACTGGAACGGTAATAAAGGGCGTAAGCCCGTCGCGCTGTACAACTTCAGTGCCATGAACGACATCAATCGTTCTGAAGCGGCTCTGGCGTTCTTCGACTGGATCACCGGGGACACCCATCCGTGGGCCAAGGTGCTTGGTCTGACCGATCCGTTCGAGATCGACGGGATCGACATCAACACCAATGATTTCCGTCGGCAGTTCGGCTGGTTCTTTCCCGATCTGACCCTGTTCACCGGGAACGTGCTGGCGAACTTCCTGTTTGCTACCCGTCTGCACATCGAGCGCACTGAGTGCACGGACCTGTGGCACAAGCTCGTTCGGGACGGGGCGGACCCTACTCTGGCTTTCATGTGGGCCAACCTGCTGTTTACTCGGTGGGATCGGCCCCGTGTAGTCGAGGGGTTCTACCGCTTCACGGCGTTCGATGCGGGCCACTCTGCTGTTGACGCCAGCAATGTGACCACGGGTGCTGTAGTCAACTTCTATGCTGGTACGCCCGGCCGGAATGTGGACGTCGGCCCGGAAGCTGTAAATTCGTACGCCAAGAAGAGGTCGTACTATCCGGCCAACACCATCTGGCACGACAACTCTCGGAGTAAGTACAAAACCTTCATCCAGAAGCAGTACGAGGACATTCTGACTGCCCCGGCGGACCCGGAAGCCAAGCGTCCTGTGTTCGTGAAAGCGCAGGCTACGGACATGTCGTACGAGACCGTGCTCAAGATCATCAAACTGGAGATGAAACGACTTGATGCTGTTCAAGCGAAAAAGAAAGCGGCTTAAATGAAAGTTTTCATCCAAGGTCCCGGTGCTGGGGCATACATCATGATGTTCCTGCGGGCTGGCTTCAAGGGGGCAGCCAGTGTGGACGATGCGGACATTGTTTGCTTCACCGGTGGTGAGGACGTTCACCCGCATTACTACAACGAGGACCCCCTTCGCTGCACGTACTTCAACCTGAAGCGAGACGAAGAGGACGTCAAGGTCTTCAACCGCGCCAAGGAACAGCAGAAGTTCATGGTCGGCATCTGTCGTGGCGGTCAGTTTCTGAACGTCATGGGCGGCGGCAAGCTGTGGCAAGACGTGGACGAACATGGCCGGGAACACTGGCTGCTGGACATGCTGACCGGGGCCAAGATTTGGGTCACCAGCACGCACCATCAGCAGATGATCCCCGGCGACAAGGCTGACGTATGGGCCACTGCGAACTGCTCCAACAACAAGTACGGCTACGGCAAGGAGTGGTCCCGCAAGAGCCCTGAGGCTGATGCCTTTGACGTGGAGGTCTGCTGGTATCCCCACATTCGTGCTCTGTGCTTCCAGCCTCACCCGGAAATGTACGGCGCTTCGGAGGGGTGTATCAACTACTTCTTCCAGTGCCTGAAGAACGCCATGAAGATCGTTGAGGAGCAAGACGAATGTGTGGCCTAGTCGGCGTAGCCGGGTCAATCGACAATCAGGACATTGGAGCATTCAATGATCTGCTGTTGGCCAACGTGGTTCGTGGAAAACACAGCACTGGTGTTGCTGGTGTGGATCGCGGCAATCGTTCCCACCTGATCAAGTGTGTCGGTGGTCCGCTGGACCTTCAGGAACAGAAAGGCTACGACAACGTAGTTCGACAGGACAAGAAGGTTCTGATCGGTCACAATCGTCATGCCACCGTGGGCGGGGTGTCCAAGGTCAACGCCCACCCGTTTGACTTCGACAATCTTGTTGGGGCTCACAACGGCACGGTCGACAAGTTCAGGCTCAAGGATCACAACGAGTTCCCCACGGACTCGGAAGCCCTGTACAACAACATGAACCTGTTTGGCCCCGAAGAGACGATCAAACTGATCAGTGGGGCGTGGGCCTTGACGTGGTACGACAAGGGTTACAAGACCATCAACCTGATCCGCAACAAAGAGCGGCCCCTCTTCTACACGCTTTGTGACGAAGGGAAGTCGCTCTGGTGGGCCAGTGAAGCAGGTATGCTGCGCTGGTGCCTTGAGCGGAACCGCATCGAGGTCAGCAAAGTGTACTTCCTTGAGGAAGACATGATGCTGACTTGGGAGGTTCCAGCATACGGCAAACCCTTTTGCGAACCCGAGGCGACAAAGGTTGAAGGGTATAAGTACTTTCCACCAGTGGTGGATAGGCGGGCATCGTCTGCCGTAAACTGGAACCAACGTGGAGGTAGCCAACCCGGCGGCCCCCCTTTGTCCCTTCCCAAGGGGGCCTTGTCGACCCCGACGAACTCCCCTGGGACGATGAGATCGACGACATCTTCGGGACAGGATGGTCAGCAATCGAAGACGTCCTCCAACGTCGTGCCGCTCAACAGCTCGAACTTGCTCTCGAACAAGAAGTCGAGCAACGAAAGCGAGAACGAGAAGGACGGAAACCTGTCGTCTGGTGTGATAAGTACCATCGAAAGGGGAAGACAGGGAAAACCTTCGGAAGCCGAAGCTGGAAACGATGGTCAGCAAAGCACTGGCCGGGCCTTGACCTTGAGTGACCTGAAACTTCAGGAAGCTGGCCGAGGAACCAAGATCTATAAAGACAAGCACAACGGTCGTATCATTACGAAGAAGGTGTTTGCTAACCTGACCATAAAAGGGTGTAGCTGGTGCTGCCGCTCGCCTGATTACGGCGAAGACTTCTATGTGTTCGGAACTCCGTCTGACAATGAGTTCCTTTGCGAGGACTGTTCCGTCGACCCGGACGTCCAAGCTTGTGCCCACATCCACTAGGTCTGACGACCTGATCATCACGAAGGAGAGTAAGTGGAAATTCTGATTGGTGCTGACCCCGAAGTGTTCGTGCGTAACCCGAACGACCAGAAGTTCGTCAACGCTCACAACATGATTCCGGGTGACAAGAAGACCCCGTTCGGGGTGAAGGACGGTGCTGTTCAGGTGGACGGCATGGCCCTTGAGTTCAACATCAACCCGGCCAAGTCGGCTGACGAGTTTGTCGGGAACATCAAGTCGGTGTACGAGCAACTCAAGGCGATGGTGCCCGGCTACAACGTCGTGGCCGAGCCGGTGGCCGTGTTCGACAAGGGTTACTTCGACCAACAGCCGACCGAATCCAAGGAGCTGGGGTGCAACCCCGACTTCAATGCTTGGACCGGCAAGGTCAACAACCCCCCGAAGGGTGGCGACAAGCCGATGCGTACGGCGTCGGGTCACATCCACATCGGGTGGACGAAGGACGAAGATCCTAACGATCCGGTCCACTTCGCTGACTGCTGTGCGCTGGTGAAACAGCTCGACTACTTCCTCGGTCTGCACAGCATCCTGTGGGACAGGGACAACCGCCGTCGGTCCATGTACGGCAAGGCTGGTGCGTTCAGGCCCAAGCCGTACGGTGTCGAGTACCGGGTCATGTCAAACGTTTGGCTGACGAACGAAGAGCTGATGCGGTGGGTGTTCGACCAAACCCACAAGGCTGTCGACACCCTGCTCAATGGGGAGAACTTCGCGGAAACCCACAACAGTCAGGCTGCGGGTATCATCAACAGCAACGAAGCTGGGTGGGAAGCGTACTACCGGTTCCCCGGTGTCGGAACTCTTCCCAAGCACCTGAGGAACCTGCAGAAGGCCGCTTAACACAATGCGATACGAGAACGTTGAAGAGGCCGAGTCCCGGCTGCGGTCCACTGTCGTCATGTACGACGGTAAGCCGGTCTGGGTTGATCATGTGGTCCGGGGAACCGGTCCGTCTGGGCTGTCCGTTCAGATCTATTCCCTGCCCCGGCTGAGGGAAAAGCGGGAGGTTGACCTGTTCGACCCCAAGCTGAACATGCGGAACATTCCGTTGGGGTATGTGAACTACGGTCATGACGCCCTGTACCTGACCCGGATGCCGGCCCGTCGTTTCAAGCAGGGTTTGAACTCCGAGAACGTTCACATCCCCCGGGACAAGATGTTCAACGAGCACGGGGACCGGATCAATTGGGGTACGATCTACTCCAGCCAGGGGTTTGCCGATTCGATGTCGGGTAAATTTCCCAGCTTCGAAGAGGCTGCGAAGAAGCTGGCCGACGAATCTGAGTTCAAGTCTGTCGCCTTCAGTCGGGTGTTCGCGCTCTCCCGAAACCCTCTCGGCCTGAACATCTTGCTTTACAAGGGCAACGAGGTTGCTTGGTCTGAAAGCCACGCCTTCAAGCTGCCCGGCAACAAGAGTTTCCTGCAACAAGTGATCGAACAACACGGAGTCAAACTCGCGTCATGAGCAACAAGGCAAAGGGCTGGAACCTTCCTGTCACGGAGCTGATGGGTCAGCGTGGTGTCAAGGAAGGTGAGGTTGGCATCGAGATCGAAGCCGAAGGATACCTGCTTCCTGCCGCTGTCAAGGGTACGTATTGGACTGTACACGACGACGGCAGCCTTCGCCTTCCGCCTGCCAAGGTTGTCGGTGCGTTCCCTGTGGCCGGTAGTGCGTACGAGTACGTGCTCAGGCAGCCTGTGAAGCGGGACAAGGTTGAGGCGGCTCTGGACAATCTCACTAAGGCCCTGACCGAGAGCAAGGCCGAAGTGGTCATGTCCAACCGCTGCAGCGTCCACATTCACCTGAACTGTCAGGGTATGTTGATGCGACAGGTGTACAATCTTATCACTCTGTCGGGCATCTTCGAAAGCCTGTTGTCGGAATACTGTGGTGACGACCGGATCGGCAATCTGTTTTGTCTGCGACAAAGCGATGCTGAGTTCATGGTCAGAGCGCTGGCTGAATGTCTGACTACCAATCAGTACAATTGGTTTGTCAATGACAATCTGCGCTACGCGTTCCTGAACGTTACGTCTCTTCCGAAGTACAACTCGGTCGAGTTCCGTGGTCTGCGCGGTACTGTGGACAAGCCGACCATCGAGACTTGGGTTCGGATGCTGCTGTCCATGCAAGACGCAGCCAAGACGTACAGCAGCCCGGCTGAGATCATCCAAGAGTTCAGTGTCCGCGGTCCGGTGGCGTTCCTGATGAAGATCTTTCCGAAGGACTATCCGTGGTTCATGAACCGACAGAACTACGTTGATCGCATGTACGGCGGAATGCGCCTGATGCAGGATCTTGCCTTTGCCGTGGAGTGGGGTGAGGTCGTCAAGGCGGAGCCCGCCAAGGAATACAACGTCGTCGTCGAGCAGCAGGTGGTTGACGATTTAATGCCGGATTTTGATGAAGATGTTGATGATGGTCCCTTCCACTTCGACATTGAAGCTGACCAACTTCTAGTGCAAGTTCAGCAAAACCCGATGCCGGGTTGGCGGCAAGTTCAAGTCCCGCCCGTGCTCCGTCGTGCAGTGGAAGAAGGAGACATTTAATGCACATCTACGCTTACAACAACGGTGAGGGTTCCAAGAACCTTTCGGAAGCCCTCGGCTGCAAACGCATCAAGCACGAAGGCAGCAAGTTCGTGGGTGGTCCGGGCAAGGTGGTGATCAATTGGGGGGCGTCACAGCTCCCCAACTGGCGTGCCGGTACTCGGGTCCTTAACAAGCCTGAAAAGGTGAAGCTAAACTCTAACAAGCTTTCCTTCTTTAAGGAGATGGAAGAAGGGGACGATTACCTCCCCTGCCCCCGTATTCCCGATTGGTGTACTAATCCGGGCCATGCCCGTAAGTGGCTCCAAGAGGGCAAGGTCGTCTGTGCTCGCCAGAAACTCAACGGCCACAGTGCCGAAGGGTTGGTGATCATGGAATCGGAGCTTGACTTTGTGGAAGCCCCGCTGTACACTGTTTATGTCCCGAAGAAGATGGAGTTCCGCGTCCACGTCTTTAAAGGCAACGACGCCTCATTCATCGTGGACATTCAGCGCAAGATCAAGAAACCTGACGCTGAAGTCAAGGACTGGAAGATCCGCAACCTCGACAACGGTTTCATTTACGCCCGCAACGGCGTGGAAGAGATCGTGCCTGAAGACGTCCGTGTGCAGGCTAGGTGTGCCTTCGACCTGTCTGGACTGGACTTCGGGGCAGTGGACGTAATCTTTAACGAAGGACAAGGAAGGGCGTACGTACTTGAAATCAACACTGCCCCCGGGATCAGTGGAACCACTGTGGAGAACTATGCTGACGCGTTTCGTAAGCTTGTTGCATAAAATGCAACGAGACATTTTGTCGGGGCTCAAGCAGGAGTGGCGTGACCATGAGTAAGAAAATCATTAGTGCAGACTTCGACGGCGACTGCATTATCCTTCGGTTTGAGGGCGGCGGCGGCGTCTCCATCAGTGATGAAGGCCAGTCCTGCTGTGAACATCGCTACATGACGAGTGATGATAACGTCGGTGATCTGGTGGGTGGTGAGTATCTTGGCTTCGAGGTCAAGGATGCAGATTACTCCGACGATGATTACGGTGTTCACGAGATTCAATTTCTTGAAGTCAAGTCCACCAATGGGTCATGCGTCTTCGAGACCCACAACGAGCACAACGGTTATTACGGCGGCTTCTGGGTGGTAGAACGTGAACTCTAATCGCCCCTTTTGGTATCGTTCAGAGCAGAAGGGTCTGTGCTCAATCTGGTTCAAGGATCAACGAGTTCGTCCCTATGTTCTTTCAGACTTCAAGCACGAAGATGATACGTACCCCCTTGCTAAGGCTCGGGAGTGGGTCGTCGAGCGGAATGATGCTTGGAGCCTTGTATGAGATGTTACATCTGCGACACCCATATGGACGAGCTGCGTATCGACCGCCGAGACGGCAAGGTCCGCCCTTGCGGGACGTGTGAGTCTGAGATCGCTGAGCTAGTTGCTGACTACGACCGTGAGGCCGTCCACGTTTATGACGGCAAGGAAATTGACATCGGAAAGGTATTGGAATTTGGCGTGTAAAGTAAATTGGGTTACCCCGAACGGGGACGAACTGGTCACGTACATGGCGAAGGTGTCTAACCCTAAGCGTGAATTTGAGTCGTCCCCAAAGCTGCTTCGTTATCTGCTGGACCACAATCACTGGTCCCCCTTCGAAATGGTGAATGCCTGTGTTGAAATTGAAACAACTCGTGATATCAGTCGCCAAGTTCTGCGACACCGATCCTTCTCATTTCAAGAGTTTTCTCAACGTTATGCAGAAGTCAATGAGGTACGCTCATGCGTACGGGAGTTCCGATTACAAGATAAGACAAATCGCCAGAACTCAATTGAAGTATTGGACGACGAACTACAGAAAGAATGGGAAGCCGCCCAACAGGCTGTTGCGACTCATGCTGAGAAAGTTTACCGAGAGTTTCTGGATCGAGGCATTGCTAAAGAACAAGCCCGCGTTGTACTACCCGAGGGACTAACCCCAACCACGATGCATATGAACGGCACGCTCCGTTCATGGATTCACTACTGGCAGGTCCGCTGCACGCCAGAGACTCAGAAGGAACATCGGCTCTTGGCTGAAGAGACGCGTAAGATGATCCTTCCTCACTTTCCCATTATTCGAGAGGCACTCAACAATGACCAAGCTGGTTGAAGCTCTTATCCCCAACACTACTCTATATGGCTATGAATCGCTTGAGGAGATCAAGCAAAAGATTGCCAGCATTGAAGAGTTGGTGATTGCTGAAACGTACACTGACGTTCATCTTGCGATAAAAGAGGACTATGGCGACACCGTAGTCTGCTTTTACGGAAAGCGACTAGAGACGGAACCCGAAAAGGCAGCACGTCTGAAGGCAGAGCACGCCAACCTTGACTGGAGACGTAGGCAATATGAAGTCTTGAAGAAAGAGTTTGAAGAAAAGTAAGTTCGTTCGTCACGAAGCCTGCCCTAAGTGCGGCAGCTCAGATGCTTGTGCCCGTCATGACGATGGGCACAGGTACTGTCACAGTTGTAACACCTATTTTCCCGGAGACAATATTATAGAAAATAACGACGATTATGTCGTTGAACGCAGTCTGAACATTCGCCCTGTTCCCAAAGAGTTCCGGCCGCTAGCTGACCGCAAGATCAGTGAGGCGACCGCCCGGAAGTTTTTGGTAACAGCGGTGGCAGACGAGAACAACGAGGTCAAGCATGTCTATCCGTACTTTAATAAAGATGGTCAGCACGTCGCCAACAAGCTCAGAGCACGTTTTGATAAAGCATTTAAATGGGAAGGAGATGCGCGACAGTCTACTCTCTTTGGCCAAAGCCTATTCCCAGCTGGATCAGCGAAAGCTATCACTCTTGTTGAGGGTGAGTGCGACGCGATGGCTGCCTACGAGATGCAGGGTAGTCGCTATCCGGTGGTTTCAGTTCATTCTGCAGGTTCGGCAGCAAAAAACTGCGTAGACAATTTCGAGTACCTTAATTCCTTTGAAACCATTGTAATCTGTTTCGACAGGGACGAGGCTAAGGTTAACCCTAAGACGGGTGCCGTCCACTATCCCGGACAGGAAGCCGCGCTGACTGTGGCAGCGATGTTCCCCATCGGCAAGGTCCGCATTCTGACCTTGAGCGACCACAAGGACCCCAACGACTACCTAGTTAACGGTAAGGCTGGTCAGTTCATCAAAGAGTGGTGGGCTGCTCCTTCGTTCACGCCTAGCGGGCTTAAGCTGGGCAAGGACATGTGGGAAGAGATCAGTACCCCGAAGAACTACGAGACGTGCCCGTATCCGTGGGAAGGCATGAACTACATGACCTACGGTATCCGGTTGTCTGAGCTTGTTATCGTCACCGCTGAAACTGGTGTCGGTAAAACCAGTGTGCTGAAGGAGATCGAATATCATCTGCTTTCCACGACTGACAAGGGCGTGGGTTTTCTCCATCTCGAAGAACCCAACTCCGACACCGCCCTCGGGCTTATGTCTATTGATGCTAATAAGCCTCTACATCTTCCTGATGTGCGGGCAGAGGTAACCAAGGATGAACTTCGCAAGCATTATGACACGGTTATCAATAATGATCGTGTGGTTATCTGGGATCACTTTGGGAGCAACTCTGTCCATGAAGTGCTCAACAAGATTAGACATATGCACAATCTTGGCTGCAAGTACATTGTTCTGGACCACCTTAGTATTGTGGTCAGTGATCAGTCTGGCGATGAACGCAAACAGCTTGATGAGATTACTACAAAGCTGAAGACGCTCTGCATGGAGCTGAACATTGCGGTGATCGCAGTTATCCACCAGAACCGAGCAGGCCAAATTCGGGGCACGGCTGGTGTGGAACAATTGGCGAACATCGTAATCAAGCTGCATCGAGACAAAGAGGACCCTGATGAGTGGAGACGTAATGTCACGAAGATCGTTGTCCAGAAAAACCGCTTCTGCGGACGGACCGGCCCCGGGGTGTATCTGTGGTACTGTCCTGAAACTGGACGACTTCTTGAACTGGATAAAGATCAAATCGTCCAATACGAAAGCGGAGCAACCGGAAAGGAAATGTGGTGAGTAATCACGAAGAGTTTAAGAAACAGATCGAACATGAACAGAAAGAGCTAGACGATTTCAAGTGGGCCTTGCGTCACGCAGAATCTCATGGGCTGGGCCGCGAGTTCTTTCAGGATTTCGTTCATGAACTTAAGGGCGGTAACTCAGTGCATGGGGCCTATCAGTACGCCCTTTATGAGTGGGATCTCTAATTTGTGTACCTAAGACACAAAGACCTTAAAAGCTATTGGGTGCTAGACATCGAGACGGATGATCTAGCCGCAACGGTGGTCTGGTGTGTGGTCCTGCAAAATGTGGCCACCCGCCAGATCATCAAGTTTCATGGAGATTTCTATAGTGAGTTCAGGCGTTGGGTGGCGGAACACCCTGAGGCGATCTTTGTTGGGCACAATCTGCTTAGCTTTGACGTTCCCACTCTTAATCGCCTGTGTGGCACTGACATTCCCCTTGATCGTCTTGTTGACACACTTGTCCTTAGCTACCTCTACGACCCGGTCATGCAGGGGGGTCACAGCCTAGAGGCTTGGGGCGAGCGCTTCAAGTTCCCGAAGGGAGACTTCAATGACTGGTCTCACTTCTCTGACAAGATGCTTAGCTACTGTGTTCGTGACGTTGAGCTTACTTGTCTGCTCTTTACCCGTCTCACTGCACGCATGGCTGCCAGAGGGTTCTCGGAAAAGTCCTGCCAGCTCGAACACCAAATCCGACATGTAGTAAACAAACAGGAAAAGAATGGATTCTGGTTCAACGTTCCTAAAGCGGAACAACTTTACGCTGAACTACGACAGCGCGAGCGGGATTATGGAGATCAAATTCACCGACTCTTCCCGCCGGAACTCAAGCTACAGGAAACCTATCGGTACCGGGTCAAAAGAGATGGGTCTCCTTACAGCACTTTTCTTAGACACACTGAGCAATATGAGAAAGTAGTCCGACGTGGTGACGAATATGACGTCTACAGCTACGAAGAGTTCAACATCGGGTCTCCGATGCAGCGTGTCGAGAAGCTCCTTAGCTTGGGCTGGAAGCCTTCTAAGTTCACCCCCAAGGGTAACCCGCAGGTCGACGAAGAAAGCCTTGTAGCCTTCGCTAATGAGATTGGTTCGGCTGAAGTCCGGGCCATTGCCGACTGGCTTGTCGTTAATGGGCGGGCCAACATGATCAACACCTGGCTCAACAACGTCAGACCCGACAGCCGTATTCACGGTAAGGTCATGACATGCGGAGCCGGTACAAGGAGAATGACGCACAGTGCGCCAAATACAGCCAACATCCCCGGCAATGAAGCCAAGTACGGTCACGAATGTCGGGAGTGTTGGGGTGCCACACCCGGGCGGCGTCGTCTTGTGGGATACGACGCAAAAGCCCTTGAGATGCGGATGTTCGGCCACTATCTTAACGATCCAGTCGCTGCCGAGCTGTACATCAATGGAGACCCGCACAGCGTCAATGCTGCGGCTCTTGGACACGAGAGAAAGCCAGCTAAGACTGATTTCTACGCGTTCATGTACGGAGCTTCCGATGGAAAGCTGGCTCTGCCCCACGGCAAGGGTCGTGAGTACGGACGGTGGATGCGAGAGACACTCATGTCCAGCACCCCTGGACTTGAAGACCTCATCAAAGAAGTCCAAGCCGAACAGAAAGCCGGATTTATTCTTTGTATTGATGGGGGTTTTGTACGCTGTCCCAGCCCTCATGCTGCTCTTAACTATAAGCTGCAGTCGGCAGGTGCCATAACCATGAAACAGGCTGCAATCTTTATCGACCAACGGGTTCAGGAACGTGGACTGGACTGTCTAAAAGTTGGAGACATCCACGACGAAGGACAACATGACTGTGCTGAAGGCGATGCTGAGGAGTTTGGAAAGCTGGCTGTCCAAGCAATCCGAGATGCCGGAGAAGAGCTTAATTTCAGTGTTCCGCTAGACGGAGACTATAAGGTCGGTGGGACGTGGGCTGAGACTCACTAATATATAGGCTCTTTCCCGGCCAACTCTAAAGATAGTATAACGTTGAAATGAAAGGTTGTCAAGATGGATGATGAAGAGTTCGACTGGTTTACGGATCCTAACCGACGAACGGCAGACGACGATTTGTACGAAAACTGGCCGGACAACGCTGCCGATGAACTTTGAGTGTGAAGCATGAACGCACCGGGACACATGACCCACTTCCGAGGGATGCCCCTTAAGGACCTATCTCGACAAGAGTTGTACGACGCAATTGAGTATCTCGATCAGATGTACAATCAGTGTCTGAAAATCATGAGGCAATATCACCAACCAAAATCAGAACGTAACGTTTATTACGGTTGACACACAACCTAAAGTTTGGTACTATATAAGAGTCGGGGGTGCAGCAATCCTGCACAGACACACTCGACGTTTTCTCAGAGAGGTAATTTTCAAATATGGCTATGATTCAAGGTAAAGCGTATTGGGCCAAGGTTGTTGGCGATCCCGTGAAGGGCTACAACCCGGGTGAGTTTGAGTGGAGCATCGACGTGACGGTTGACGCTAACACCAAGAAGCAACTCAAGGAACTCGGTGTTCTTGATCGGGTTAAAGACAAGGCCGATGAGCGTGGTGCGTTCATTACCTTCAAGCGTAAATCCGTCAAGGCTGACGGTACTCCGGCCAAGCCCATCCGTATTGTTGACTCGGATGGTAAGGAGTGGGACGGCAAGACCAAGATTGGCAACGGCTCGATTGTCAATGTTAAGTTTGCTGTCAACGAGATTCCCGCCTTTGGCGGCGGTAAGCCCCGGCTCAAGCCGTCCATTCTAGCGGTTCAGGTCTGGGACCTTGTGCCGTACGAAGGCAAGGGCGACGACTTCCCCCAGAAGAGCAACAAGAGGGCCGAGGCGGAAGATTGGTCCGCTGAAGGTGACGACGTTAGCGAGGTTATGTAATGAAGCGTTATACTATGTACGCCCTGCAAGATTACAATGGCGCTAGCAGCGAGAAGGTTCAAAACCTGACGGCTGTTGAGGCTGCTGATCTTGTTGAAGAGTATCTTGAGGGCGGCTTTGTAGAGCTGTCTATCTACGAAGAGGAAGACGTAAACGCGTGAAGTCAATTGACACACTGATCGACGACATCAAGGCTCTCTTTGAAGGGGAGCCTCATGAGTGCGATCAGGAGCGTGTCAAGGAGTTTGGTCAGGCTGTAGCCAACATGGTTGCAGCCCGCCTTGCCGAGGACCGCCGAGATGGGCCTAAGACCCTTAGGATGTCTAACCTCGGTAAAGGCGACCGACAGCTTTGGTATGAGATCAAAGGAGGCGAGCCCGGCGAGGAGCTGTCTGCCTCCACCAAGCTGAAGTTTCTGTTCGGTGACATTCACGAGCTTATGTTGATCTTTCTGGCAGAGGAAGCGGGACACACTGTTGAACACAAACAAACTAAGGTCAACGTTAACGGCGTGCTTGGCAGCATGGACGCTATCATTGACGGGGTTGTGGTGGACGTTAAGTCAGCGAGTCCGTTTGCTTTCCAGAAGTTCAAACAGGCAAAGCTTAAGGACGACGATGCCTTCGGCTACTACGAGCAACTTGCGGGTTATGTCGAAGGAGCAAATGTGGAAGCTGGAGGAGCGTGGTTGGCTATCGAGAAAGTTGCCGGCCACCTTACCCTCCTCAAGGCCCCTCGTGAAGAACTAGACGCGCTAAAAATCAGGGACCGCATCACCCACATGCAGGAGGTTCTGTCTTCGGATAACCTTCCTGAACGATGCTACTCAGACGAAGAGATGGGCAAGTCCGGCAACCGAAAGCTGGGTGTCAACTGTTCGTACTGTCCTTTCAAAAAGAAGTGTTGGGCCGACAGCAATGGCGGTATCGGACTTCGAACTTTTATTTACAGCAATGGGCCGGTGCATTTTACGCACATTGAAAAAGAGCCCAACGGACCTTTGGAGGTAACTTTTTAATATGAGCAACATTATCGGTCTAAATGGCAAGTCGGTTGAAACTACGGTTGAAGCCAAGCCTGAGTACAAAACTTACACCTTCCAGACTCGGAACGGTGACGAAATGACGGCTGAGGGCTACATGGCTGTCACTGGTGCGTGGGTTGGTGTCGGTCGTGGTGACGGCGACATTCAATTGATCGTCCCGCTGGACAATCTGCACGCTGCATTCGTGCATCAAGAAAACTCCAACTAAGATGTGTCGCGGACGCGATTGCGTAGCAACCCGTAGGGCACGATGAACTTCCGGTCAGGGTTCGAAAGAACCTTGGCCACCCAACTTCGCAGGTCTAAGATTTCTTGGACCTATGAGACTGAGAAGTACCCCTATGTCCTAAGTCGGACCTACTGTCCTGACTTTATCCTCGCTAATGGTGTGAGGATTGAGGCCAAAGGGGTACTGGATCAGGAAACTCGAACGAAGATGGTGGCCGTTAAGAAGGCCCACCCTGAACTCGACATTCGCTTTGTCTTCATGGACGCCAGCAAGAAATTGCGGAAGGGGTCCAAAACCAACTACGGTGAGTGGGCAACGCGAAATGGGTTCCGGTGGGCAGACCGGGAAATCCCGGAGGATTGGTTGAAATGATTACTATTACTGAACAAGAGTATAAGTACCTTCAAGGACGCTCCGCTTGGCTTGGTTGTCTTGAAGCTGCCGGTGTAGATAACTGGCAGGGCTATGACTACGCTCAAGACTACTGGAAAGATATCAGCAGCGACTACGAAGAAGACGACCAAGATGGCTAAAATTCTAGCTATCGACATCGAATGGAAACCGGCAGTCGCCTACGTCTGGAAGATGTGGGACGAGAACATCGCACCGGACCAACTGATAGACGAAGGTGGTCTGCTCTGCTTCTCAGCGAACTGGATTGGCGAAAAGAAGTTCATGTTCTACTCCGAGTGGGACGATGGCTTCGACAAGATGGTAGACGCAGCTCACGAACTTCTAAGTGAAGCGGACGCGGTAATCACCTACAACGGAGACAAGTACGACATTCCGAAGCTGACCGGTGCTATGGTCCTTCGGGGTCTTGTACCGCCTCCACCGCTTACAAGCATCGACCTGCTGAAGACTGTGAAGAAGTTTGGGTTCGTAATGAACCGTCTAGCTTATATCGGTCCTTTGCTTAATGCCGGTCGGAAGATGAAGCACGAGGGTTTTCAACTCTGGCGTTCTGTGCTGGAGGGAGACGCTCAAGCCCAGAAGCGGATGAAAGAATACTGCATCCAGGACGTTCGGGTTCTGGTTGACCTGTACGAAAAGATCAAGCCCTTCATCAAGAACCATCCGCATCTTGGCGATAACTACGGTGAGTGCGGAGCCTGTGGATCTAATCATGTCCAAGCCCGGGGCTGGAGACGGACCAAGTTCTTTCGAATTAGGCGTCTCCAGTGTCAGGAGTGTGGCTCATGGTCTACTGGTGAGCGGGTGAAGGTTAAGTGATGCAGGACGTTGAAACGATTGACCTGTTCCTAAAACGCATCATCGACAAGTACACCGCCGAAGAGCTTTGCGAAATGCTTGGCCTCACGACGGAACAGATTGTTGATGCGTTCTACGAGCAGGTCCTGGAACTTGAAGATGTCTGATCCGCTGACCAAGCAGGTCGGAGGCACTCACTACAAAAAACTAGCCATTCAGCCCATTGAGTACGTAATGCTTAATGGGCTTGGCTTTTGTGAGGGCAATATTGTTAAGTACATCACCCGATGGAAAGACAAGGGTGGTGTAGACGATCTTAAAAAAGTAATCCATTACACGGAATTTTTGATCAATGAGTGGAATGAGAAGCATCAACCCCAAAGAGCGCCGCAAGGTTCGGCGGCAGAACCACATCGCGAAGGACCTTGGTTCCTCCCTTTACAGGCAGCGCCGCGTGGAGCGTAAGCGTCGGGAAGACGAGTGGGTGAATCCGAAGAAATTTTATCTGGAGAGTGAAGAGAGTGAATGAGTACTCGAAGTTCATTGCGCTGAGTCGTTACAGCCGATGGCTTGAAGACCAAAACCGACGTGAGACTTGGGAAGAGGTTGTTGAACGGTATATGCTGTTCATGGACCTGCATCTGCTGGACAAGATGAAGTACGGTATGCTGCAGAAAGATTACGATGATCTTCGTGCAGCTATCAAGAACCTAGAAGTTCTGCCGTCCATGCGGGCTCTCATGACTGCTGGCCCAGCTCTTGAGCGAGACAACACCGCTGGTTACAACTGCGCCTATCTGCCTGTCGACGATCCCCGTGCCTTCGACGAGGCCATGTTCATTCTTCTCTGTGGCACGGGAGTAGGATTTTCCGTTGAACGAAGCAACACAGAAAAGCTTCCCGTCGTCCCCGAACTGGTCGCCGGGTCTAGCTGTATCGTCGTTGGAGATAGCAAAGAAGGTTGGGCAGGGTCTCTTCGACAGTTGGTCGAATCTCTGTATGCGGGAGAAATTCCTAGCTGGGACACGAGTAACGTTCGAGCCGCTGGGGCGAGACTTCACACGTTTGGAGGTCGAGCTAGTGGCCCCGAACCTTTGGAAAGTCTGTTCCGTTTCGTAATTGAAACCTTCCTCAAGGCTCAGGTTCGTCGACTAAGTGCCATTGAGTGTCACGACATCATGTGCAAGATCGGTGAAGTGGTTGTGGTTGGTGGCGTTCGACGCTCCGCTATGATCAGCCTCAGCGATCTTGAAGACGACAAGATGCGTAACGCCAAGTCTGGTGCTTGGTGGTCGGACAACGTCCAACGGGCCTTGGCCAACAACAGTGCAACTTATCTAAGGAAACCTGATGTCTCAACGTTCCTCAAAGAATGGAGATCGCTCTACGACAGCCACTCCGGTGAAAGGGGTATCTTCAACCGTGAAGCCTCAGCCAAGCATGTACGCAAATCTGGGCGACGTGATCCGAACCACGAGTGGGGAACTAATCCGTGTTCAGAAATCATCCTGAGACCGTACCAGTTCTGCAACCTGACCGAGGTTGTGGTGAGAGCAACGGACAGCAAGGACGACCTGAAACGCAAGGTCCGGTTGGCTACTATCTTGGGTACGTTCCAATCTACGTTGACGGACTTCAAGTATTTGAGGCCTATCTGGAAAGAAAACACCGAAGCGGAACGCCTCCTTGGTGTCTCTCTAACTGGAATCTTGGATAGCCCTTGGCTCCGACATGATCCTGAGTTTCTGGAGGAAATGAAGCAGTATGCAGTTGAAGTCAACAAAGAGTTTGCCAGAAGTCTTGGTATTAACCCTTCTGCTGCTATCACTTGCGTCAAGCCTAGCGGTACTGTCAGTCAGCTTGTCGATAGCGCTTCTGGTATTCACCCTCGTTGGTCTGAGTTTTATATTCGGACAGTACGCGGAGACATTAAAGACCCGATGACGCAGTTCCTTATTGATCAAGGAGTTCCGAATGAACCTGATGTTACCAAACCGAACGATACCGTGGTATTCAGCTTCCCGCAGCGTGCGCCAGAAGGGGCAACTACTCGGCAAGATATTTCGGCCACTGACCATCTCAAAATTTGGAAAACCTTCCAAGAAAGTTGGTGTGAACACAAACCGTCCATTACGATCAACGTAAAAGAAGACGAATGGCTGGACGTGGCAGCTTGGACGTACGACAACTTCGACATGGTGAGTGGCATCAGCTTCTTGCCGTACAGTGAGCACACGTACAAGCAGGCTCCTTATCAAGAGATCACCGAAGATGAGTACAATTCTTGGGTTGCTAGGATGCCTGACTCTATTGATTGGTCTAAACTTTCTGACTATGAAATTGAAGATACAACGACTGGATCGCAAGAATTTGCTTGCACTGGCGGTGTCTGCGAGATCGTCGATCTTGGTAAAGTAAGTTGACGACTCTTCAAGAAGCCTTAGAGTACATCGGAGGCTGTGGAGATGGAGGATGTATTATACTTCCTCCCAAGGGTATGCACACCAACGGCGGTTGTCGTTGTAACAAAGACCCAATGAAAATGAGCCGTCTTGTCTTTGCTCTCAAACAAGAGATTAAAAGGCTCAGTACCTAATAAAAAAGGCCCCCTCGGTGTTACGCCAAGGGGGTCTTCTTTTTTACTTCTTCGCTTGTCTATCTCCGAACCACCATGCTAGCGCCATACCGGTCATACTGGCCACCGCCTTAGCGATTGGCTCATGTTCAACGACAGCTAGCGTTGCCATCGTGGCCACCAGAAGCAAAGTAATGCCGGGCCTAAACAGAGCCAGAACGTCAGTAGCCCAACCATCGACCTTCCCGCTTAGTACGGTTTGGTCCGCGACTGTCGCTTGAAGCCCCGCGAAGGAGCCTTCGATTTCTTTGGCAACTTGGTCGATTTGCGACTGTTCTTGGGCAGTTTCGATCCCGAGCTTCGCAAGTTCTTTAGCTTGTTCATAGTCCACCTTCTTTGCCTCAAGGGCGTCCTTGGCCTTCTGCTTGTCGGTAAAGTAACCAAGGCCCTTGTTGATAATTGATCCGGCGATCCCGACTACACCGCCGCCGACCGCAGCGTCAGCAAGTAAGTCAACCACTGTAATCTTCTCCTGTTTCCATCATAGTCGCGAGCCGTTCTGCTCGCTTGCCAACTTGTTTGGCCCATAGGGAATTACGCATTCCCATTGCAGCCGCCGCATAGTCGCCTCGCTGCATCGCTGCCAGAGTGTTTCTGAAGCTCAGCAGCCCCTTAATCCCCATATTGAAACACATGTCCAGCAAGACTTTCTGTCGAACTGGAGACATCTGCTCCCACCAAGGGCAGTTCTTGTTCAGAGCATCCTGAGCACGCTTGATGTCATTGGTCAACAGAAAGTCAACCTCTTCGTCAGACAGGCCGACATCATCTAGGTTTCGGCCGACACCAATGGTCAACTTACCGACCGTGTCTTTGTACGGTTTGTATTTGATACCCTCGTGAAGTCTAAGCTGTTCTAGAATACTCTTCATTATCGACATTTAGCCAAGTGGATGGCCCTCCGTACTGTTGCGTAATGCTTACGGACTTGGGGGTAGACCCGTTGGAATAGCTCCTCGGGGTCGTACACACCTTCATCCAGTAGTTGCTTGATTAGTTTATCCATCCTTGGCATACCTCTTAGTCAGACTAAGCCTGTCGTTCCAGTGGTCAATTCCGCGGGGATTCTCCTTAGTCCATCCCTGAGCGCGTTCAAAGTTAGCCATAGCTTCAGCGGCCTCTTCAGGAGTCTTGGCAGCCATCAGCTTCTTATAGACGTCATGTTTCCGACCTTCAGCGCCCCTCAATTCGTGCAGCAGGAATTCAGTCTGCACACTGAGATCATTAGGCTGCTTGCCGCGTTGATCAGCAAACGCCTTCAGTTCGTCGAGACGGGGGCCAAGCCAGTTGGCAATACCGAAGGCACCGCTGTCCTTGTTCACCGAGTTGGGATTAACCCCACCGGATTCCCAATGAAGCGCACCAACAATAGCGGCCTGAGCAACGGGCGGGAACTCAGTGGTCTTCAGTACAGCCTGAACACTCTTTGCAGACTCGGTTGGATCAACGTCCTCCAGAGCCGTCGACTCAGCCTGCTGTTGGGCAGACTTAGCGACAACACCAGTCGACAGATTCACCGTCTCAGCTTGAAGGTTTTGGAAGTCCTTAAGCCAAGCGTCGCGAGCCGAGTCAACCTTCTTGGTTTCACCCAGATCAAGCGGAGTGCCAAGAGCGTAGTGGTTGCGGATCGCCATGTCGGTCTGACTCTTCAGTACGTCGTCGAACTCTTTGAGACCGGTTAGGTTGTCAAGACTCTTGTTCAGAATGTCTACCTGCTTCTCAAGGGGTTCACTGCGAGTCTTGATGAAGTCTTCGTACGACATACCAGTTCCGCGCATGGCCTGATTAACAGCACCAACCCCGCCCCGGCTGTCCATGTTGTCGACCAAACCTTGTTGCTGGCGCTTCATGAATGCAGCGTAGTCTTGGCGGGTGAGCTGAGCAATCCGATACTTGCCAGTGGCTTTGTCGTACTCAACCTTGCGGACGATACCGAGGGCATTGTCGTTAAGCTGCATCTGGCCCTGAGTCTTAGCCGTAGTGAAGGTAAGGGCACTGGCACCCACAGTGGCGACACCAAGGGCTCGACCGTCCTCAGCCGTGCTGGGGTTCTTGGCTAGAGCCTTGACGTAAGCCCGAATGTGAGGCTGAGCAATCATGCTGGTGGCAGTAGAAACAGCTCCGGTGTCCTTAGTGTTAGGCGTGATGTTTTCCCTAACAGCATTGAGGAGCTTGGTCATGGGGACGACACCAGCCTGCAGAGTGGCAGGATCATTAACCCCACCAGCAACCTGCTTAGACACAACGTCAACACCATTGGCCACCACCTTGAGAGCGTCCGACCGAATGTTGCCGTGGAACTCAGACAGCTCGGCCTTGCCACGAAGAAGACTGATCATGCGGGGCAGGAACAGTTCGGTGGAGGCGAGATCACTGAAGTCCACACCAGACGCCTCCTTCTTGAGTTGAGCGGTGGCTTCCTTGCTGAGCGGGTACATGCCCATGAAGACGGAGCTAGCCATCTGAGGACCAAGCGCCTTGTTGAGCGTCTGGTAGGCCGGGAAGGCTTGTTCAGCTTTAAGACCAAGAGTGTCGGTCATGAACTCAAACATCTTCTTGCGGTTCTCAGCAGGCATGTCTCGGATCGTGGTGAGCTGAGTCTTCCAGCCGTCAAACTTCTTGTTGATGTGGTCCAACACACTTTGGTCGGCTCCGGCCAGTTCCTGAAGAGCGGCATTGCGGCCAGTCTCGACAGCAGCCAAACCTTGGTCGATTGTTTTGGTCCAGTCGGGAATGTCTGCATCAGTTAGACCGTTGCTGACCAGCATGGCGTGGCTAGACAAGGCCCCGTACATCGGGTCCCATTTCTTGTTGACCATCGTGATCGTGGCTTCGATGTTTCGCTCTTTGCGGAACTTGTACTCTTCTGACTCAGCCTTGGTCTTAGCCAAGGAAGCGTCCCAAGCCAGCTTGTTAGCCTCGGCTTGTTGCTTCTCCAGCAGATACTGGAAGCCCATCGTTACGGCTTTCTCGTCGTCAGCCTGAGGGCCAACAAGAACCCGGCCAATCTTAAGAGCTTGTTGACGTTGCTCAAGATCGACTTGTCGGTCCTGCTCGTCTTGCTCCATCTTGTTTTGGGTGTCGCGGAACAGATAATGGTCCCACTTATTTTTGGCAAGGTAATCAAAAGCAGCGGCAGCTTGGTCAGGATGCTGAGCGAGCGTACGACTGATGAAGTCTTCCATGTACATGTCGACAGAGCCAGCAGGACGTTGACCCTGATCTTGTGCTTTCTGGATGATCGTCAGTTGCTTGTGAGCGTCTTCAGCGATCTTGGGCACGGTCATAAGGGGCCGACCCGAAGCAGCACTCAAGCCGGCCATCATTGACTTCACAGCGTCGTTTTGGGTAGCTCTATCATCAAGTGCTTGCTGAGACTTTTTACGGGTATCAGCAGCGTCCAGAAGCTGGCTACCGAAGTGAGCCAGCCCCGTTAGAAAGTTCGAACTAGTTCCCCGAGCGTCCACAACATTGCCGCGCGGAGAGGCGGGTTCAAGAGTTTCAGTTAGTGCCATAGTTGGCAGACTCCTTTTGCATTTGAATCATCGCCTCTTCTTGAGCCCTCTTCTTGGTGAACGATTGGTTCACGCTGTCGAAGACACTTTGCGGCGTGTTGTGTTGAGTTTTGATCAGAACGTCTCGCTTGATGTCAGGGGGCAGCAGCTTCACAAACAGGTTGATCTGTTCACGAATCTCGTCTGCCTTGTCAGGATACTCAGCGTACTGTTGACGATAAGCGATCAGAACTTTGCTGGCTTCGTCCACAGACTTCTTGCGATCCTTCATCCAACCCATCATGGCCGACAGTTGGTCGATCTCACCGGGTTGAGCACCAAACACCAGGACGCCCCAAGCATCTTGCTTAGGCACGTCGTCAGCCATAATCGAACCAGAGTTATTCTGATACGTGCCGTACTTGAAGACCATGTAAGCCTTCAGGCCGTTAGACAGAGTGCTGATGTTCGACGCCAGCTTGAGAGCCGCATCTCGACTAAGCGGGTTGTCCAAGTTTCCCCCACCTTCAGCCGTAGCGTACTTAACAAGATCAATGAAGGTCTTGCCAGTCGTGCCGACAATAGCCCCGGTAGCACCTAGACCCATCTCAGCCAAAGACTTGTCTCCGTACTGGTTCCAGCCAAAGAGACCCTTAATCAGGTCACCAGACCAGCTAGCCGTACCGAAACGCTTGCCGAGTTGAAGGTCTGCACCAGTCGTGTGGTACAGCATTTCGTCCAGTAGGCCACGGTCAAAGGCACCAGCAAGGGTGTCCAGCGGGTTCTTGCCGTCTTGTCCCGGAGGGTTGTGGTTCTTTCCAAGCTCACTGGCAACCGACAAGATCGGAACACCAGCCGTGCCGTAAAGCAGGAACTGACCGATAACCAAACGAGCCTTCTGCTCAAGCGAGAACTGTTTGCCGAAGATAGCTTCCATTACCCGAGCGTTGTACGCCCAGAATTGAGTAGGAACACTCAGCACCCCACGCTGCCACCAAGACTTGGACGCTTCACCCATGTTAAAGCTGAAGTCCTCAGCCCGGCCAGCAACCTTAGTCAGGAACTCGTTTGACTTCCAGCTAAGACGAGGAGCTTCTTCCTTGACAGTCTTCCACGCCATGTGCCAAGCAACCGAGCGGTTCCAGGCTTCACCTTCGTTGAAGAACCAGCGTCCGTGTTCTCGAACAGTCTTGACACCCTTAGTCCAGCCGCTAGAGAAGACGTTGGGTCCAGCCGACTGAATGAACTGGTGAGTACCAGCACCAACGTCGAAGAAGCCACTGTCCTTGGCAGAGCGCCACATGTGAGCCAGTTCCTCAGGACCTTCGAAGCCGAGCTTTTCGGCCATCATGGTGTCTTGAGCAATGTGCTCGATCAGGTGTTCGCCACCCTTGGTCAGGTACGCCCTTAGGAACGGAGCGTGAACCATAGCGTCCAGACCCCGACGAGGATTGATGAGAGCCGAACTGAACATGGTCGCGCCCTGCAGAGCAAGCTGAGCGGGGTTGAACAGACCAAGCTTCATGTCGAAGGCCCAGCCACGCAGCTTCATCAGGGGATTTTCAGTCTCCCACCAATTGGTCACAGCGTAGCCGAGCTTGTGTCTAACGGACTCAGGGTTGGGTCCCATCACCCAATTAGCCACATCTCGGGCATGTTGTTCAGCAGCCAAGTCGAAATCAGTCTTCCAGCCTAGGATGCTTTGAACAGCCTTACGCTGAGTCTCAGCCTGCTGGGCAATCAGATTGACTCGCTTGTTACCTTTGACTAGTTCACCCTTCATGAAGCGAGCCATGTTGGACGCATCAGCGGGCAGGTTGGTCTTGTCGATGTAGCGGTCGTACGTCTTGACCCAGCGCTCAACAGCCTGAGTCTTGAAGTCCGACATACTCGTCAGGTTGGCGATGTTCATAATCGACTTGTTGATGGTCTTGAACGGATCAATCGTCTTGGCGTCTTGTCCCATCCAGTTCGGAAGAATGTCACCCTTGCCGCTGTAGTACATCTTACCATTGCTTCGAAGCCAGCCAGCGAAGCCGGTCTCTTCGGGGTCATGGTAGTGCTCGACAGCGTTCTGCATAGCGTACTCATCCGGCAACTCTCGGTCGAAGTAGCCACGGATCGGAGTGTCGGCTGCAATCTCCTTGTTGGTGATCATAGCCCTGAACTCATCACCACTCGGAAGACCGGCGTGACCCTGGAAGATTAGTTCGTCCAGTTCAGCACCGGTGATGTCCGGGTTAGTGACAAGAGCTTGACGGGCAGCCTCCATGCGCCCAGCCCAGAACTCTACTTCAGCTTTGGTGCCAGTCATGAAGGTGTTGGGCGAAGCAAGGTAGCGATCTCCGGTGTCTTTCTGGAAACCGTAGCGAGCCTGCTTGGCGAAATACTTCCCCTCGTACATACGGTGGCCACCTTCACGGTAAGCCAGTTGAGTCCGACGAAGCGAGTTGACTTCAAGCTCATTCGGCTTAGCAAGGAAGTTCTTCACCACGGTTCCGTCAGCCAGTTCCATCGGGCGTTCCAGTTTAACAAGGATGTAACCCTGAGCCTTCAGACGGTTCCACTCCTTTTCAGTGAGCGGGTTCTGTCGGTTGTAGTGGAAGTTCTTGCTGACATTGTACACACGGTCACGGGGCATAGTTTCCATAGCCCGATCAACCAGAGCGTTCTCACCGTCAGCAATACCGATCGGAGTGTGGAACGACACCGACTCAAAGCCGCGGATAGCTTTCTGCTTCCACAGTTCGTCGTTACGCAGAGCGAACTCAACGTCGTTGATGTTTACAGCAGCTTGGTACGCATCGTACTCACGGTCAGACAAAGGCCGACCCATGCGCTGATAAAGCACTTCAAGCTCGGAGCGGTTGAACCACTTGCCGTCCAGCTCACCCTTCTTCAGCACCTCACCGAGCAGAAGTTTCTGGTTATGATTAAGCTGGCTAAAGGTTTCGCTGTACATCTTCGACAGAGACGTGATGATCTTCTGTCGGGTGTTGGCCGACCGAGCAGCGACGTTGAACAGGTGGTCATTCAGAAGCTGTCGGCTGCCCAGCACAAAGCGGCTGAGGAAGTTCTTGGAAGCCGTCGGGGTTTCCATCGTGAAGAAGTTGGTTTCAATCATGTCACGATCAACAGTGACGTGCCACGTACCAGCCTCGTCTTGAACCGCATTGGTCACCACCGGAGCTTGAGTAGGCGCATCTTTGGGAGAAGGTACAGTTTCCAGCGGAAGATCGTTACCACCAACTAGCTCCTCAGTAGGAACAAATGTCTCTTTGCCATCATACTCGACCGGAGTAAAAGATCGTCCAGTTTTAGGGTCGATCTGAGCTTCGCCGGTGATCTTAACGGGATAGTCCGTATCCTTAGAGCGCCAGACAGCATCCCTACCGGCAGCAGTTCGCGCTTTCATATCTTTAGGGAACTGACTCGACTTGGCCTTCACCCCACCACGAGGACCGTGAGTGGTGTACGACAGCTTAGAGGTCTCTTCGACAACCTTGCTGGTGCCTTCGTGGACTTCCATAGTGACCGGATGGTGAGTCAGCTTTTCAGCAGGCGTACCCGTGAAGTTGCTGATCACTTGACCGTTCTTGATGTCGTCAATCGGCCGCACTTCACTCTTACCGAAGCGCAACACAACTCGACCATTGGGATACTCGGCCTTTAACTTCTTCCACAGGCTTTCAACCTGCTTGGCAGTCATGCCCTTGCCTTCGAGCTTGTGGGCAACCTTAACAGTCGGCACAAGCTTCTCAGTCTTGGTGACAGCAGGAACAAGGTCGTCGAGCTTCTTGGCAGCCGGGCTGGTTACACCGCGGCGCGACGTCTTGAGCCCTTCAGCAGCGTCCACCAACTCTTGACGGGGGCTGCCTGGAATGTGAATAACCTCGTGCTCACCAAAGCCAAAGCTGTGAGCCCAATTGCGGGCTTCCGCTTCCGACGTAAAGTCGCCGACAACAAACTTAAGGCGCTTGGTCGTGGAGCCGTCAGCCAGACGAACATCAGACTCAATGACGTCCTTGACTTCCCGCTTGATGATCGACTCAAAGCGTTCCTTGTTACCGAGGATAGCCGCCTTGATCTCTTCGTCGGTCAGACGACCAGACTGGCGGAGTCGATTAAAGACCTCTGACACAGTTTTCTGGGCGTTCTCCAGACGGGTGGCAATGTCCACCGGAGCCGGAACCGTGCTGGCAGCAAGGTGGGGCTCAGGGTTCACAGCAGTCGGCAGGGCATTGGCAACAGCCTCATCCATCGACACACCAGTCTTCTCAGCAGCCTTAGCAGCGCCTTCGGCCTCAATCTCCACGAAGGTCCGAGCAACCAGCTCACTGGCCTCCCTACGGGCACCAGCACGGGCCATCATGCCGGTCAGACTACCGACACCCTTGACCAGCTTCATGCCCTTTGCGACCTCAGCGGGGCCGACCCAGCCAAAGTTGTCCAGAGTGTCAAACAAGTTCTGGGCGGTGGCAGACGGAGTAGCGCCCAAGCGAGTCAGGATCTCCAGTTCTTGGGTTCGGCTTTCCAGGCCGAGGGTGGTAGCGTTCTGCGTGACGTTGGGGATTAGCTCCTCACGAACGTACTTGCTGAAGTCCTGAATGGGCATGTGCCACAGGCTTGCAGCTTCGTTCTCTTGACGCTGACCCGACGCAAGGAAGTCGTACCAGTGCTCAGCCACGTTGTCGGCTCGAACGTTCCCGGTGTTGCCACCAGAGTTCTTGAGCGGAATCATTCCCATCGCGAAGTCAAAGAGGTTCAGGTACCACGGGTGGTCGTCCACACGCAGCTTGGCCTTCTCGATCTCACGCTGAAGAATTAGACGCTTGGCTTCAATGTCGGCA